AGTCTTACCACCTTTCCCCATGCGGATGATATCAAGGTCTTTTGCATCGTCACCTGTAGAGACACGATTACCAACCAACTGACTACCCATTTGAGAACGAGACATAGTCATCCTACTTTACCAAAACCTTTTGTTGCAGCTCGGGTTAATCCACGAGTTGCAACACCATCCACAGACCTTTTTAGTTTTCCACCATCAGACTTCATCATGAAATTTCTTTTACTTTCCTTGGCCTCTGCTTCCATAATCTTTCTTTTCATTGCAACTTTTTCTTCATTGGCCTCTGTAGCCTTCTGAGAATCTTTTCTTGCTTTTCTTTTCCGCGCAAACTTTCCAATAGCCTCTACAAGTGGGGAAGGATGCTTTCTCTCATATGCCATTATAATATCCTAACATTTCCATCTTTTTCTTGCTTGTCGTAAACGACTGTTCGGGTCTTTTGCAGCTTTAGGAAACTTCTTCATCTGCCCTGCTGATCTAGCGCAAAATGACTTTCGTCTCTTTGCGTCCTTGCTGCCCTTCTTTACTTTACCTGTAACGGCTGTCTTGAGTTTAGAACCGGGGTTATCTTTACGATATTTAGCCACACCTTTCTTGGTCATACCCGCACCCTTTTTAGTAGGACGTTTATGACCACCTTTTATGGTGTGGCCTTTCATGGTTCCTTTTTTGGACTTACTCGTAGAAGACATCCGTATGACCCAAATTAGACATATGGAAATAGACACCATACGTTGATATAAAGCCCTGATTTGGTATTGAGAAAGTATTTGCAAAAGTATCCGCAGCACTTGTCTCTTTAGTCATCAGCCATCTTTTAGGAAACGCATTAGCAGTAGGAGTCGAAGCAACATATCGACAAGCTGGTGTGTCTGAAATAGTGTCACTGTTTAACATTGTTACGGTAAACGCATTTGCTGTAGTCACTGTAATTGTGTAGTTGCCCGGTTGAGCCGTTCCACCTGTACCTGTTTCAAATGCAATACCAACAACATCACCTGTTGATAATCCGTGACCCGTATCAGTTACAGTAACTGTTGTCCCTGATTGAGCGTAAGTTCCAGCCTCTGGAGCTGTGTCTGTATCAAAAATTTCTAGACGACCCGCACTAGATGTCCCTGTTACAGAAATCTCTTTAACTCTATGACGACCAAGAACAGCAAAACCACTTTCATGTCTGTGAGCCTGATGAATCTGAGATATAGTATTATTGCCCATCTCTTATTCCTTTTTATTTTCTGACTTAGCATCCTTGTTAGGAGCCTTGCCGCCTTCCCACGCTTCGTTTACGTCAGGAGTTGACGGATCATCAGCTTTTAATGTTCCGTCTGCTTTCCTAGCACGTACCGCTTTACGGGGTTTCATTGCAGTTAATTTACCCATGAATCACCTATGAAACGGCTGCGCTAAATGGAGTAGCCTCTGTTCCTGTTGCTGCTTGATTTATAAGAACACGAAATTTGTTTGACGCAACATCTTGAATCTCTACTTGACCACCAAGAACACCACCTGTTGTGGTTCCATTTAATGTGAGTGTGTCACTATCTGCTGCTGTTTCAAAAATAGAAGCTGTAGCATCACTGTCATTCGCAACCACTGCAACACCAGACATTGTGTCATTAGCGTTAGCAACTTGGATCTTATAGTTGTTAGAAGTTACGGTTGTTTGAACAAAGAAACGATATGTGTTTCCTGAACCTGAAGCGGCAGGTAGAGTTACAGTAGCACCAGATGCTATGTTGAGATTCATTGTTCTACCTGCGTTTGAAGCAGCAGTCATTGTTGCGTCTGCTGCAATAGAAACCAGAGAGTCTGAACCGCTGATAAAACCACCAGTAGATGTCACTGGGCCTGAAAATGTAGTTGAAGCCATATTAATACCCCTTGCACAAGGTTTCGCCTAGCAGTCTGTGCAACGTCAGGTGGGGTGGAATCCTGTCTGCAAGGCTAATGTTACCCCAAAGTCAGAATAACACATTCTACAAAAAAAGAAAGGGCCGCGTTAGCAGCCCCTTCCAAAAGTTCTATTGAACTAATTAAGCACCCGGAGAACCGTACATGCCTAGTGGATCAGATACGCCGAATGAGTAACGCTCACGAGCTTTGTAGCGCACGTTACCTGTATCAAAGTCACCGTCCATAGATGTCTGCATAGCAGTACGCACAAAGTGCTTCATGCCGTTTGGAACATCTGTAGTGATGAAGAAAGCGTCTGTGTCAGTTAGATAGTGATTGACACGATAGCCTTCTGGGATCGAACCATTCGAACGCAATGCGTTGGTGTCGTTATCCGCTGTACCTGTGCGTAGCTCTGTTTGTAGCAAACGAGTTGCAACGAACATAAGCGCAGGTGGAACGATCAACTTACGAGGACGTGCAGCAATCAATAGACCACGTTCGTCAGTGAACGCAGCAATATCAATAACAGCTTGCTCTAAAGATGTTTCGTTCAAGTCTGCATTAACAGAAGGTTTGTTTGAGTTTGTGCCGCCCTCTACTGTCGGGTGGTCAGTCGCAAACAAGAATGATCCGTCACCTGATGTGAAAGAATCAAACCCTGTGTTAAGCAAAGACGCAGATTTAACCTGCTTCGTATACGCCATAGCGCGAGCTAAGGCCTTTGTATAACGAGCTGACAATGAGTCGTACAGGTTATCTTCCATAGCTTCTTCAGTGATAGAGAAACCCATTGCAACCGTTTCATGGTTGTAACGAGCAGTGAAGTGTTCTTGACCATTGTCATAAGAAATCGCTTGACCTTCAGCTTTCACTGGGGCTGCTGCGAAACCAGACAATTTCACTTCTTCTTCGAAGCTACGATCTGAGTTTTCAGTTTCGTAAATTTCTGCATGCTCATTCTCGTACTGATCGTACTCAAGACCGAATAAAGCATTCAGACCGGGTAGTAGCTCTTTAAGGAGCTGGGCGCGTGATATAGCCATAGTCTAATCTCCTTATAAGCCGACGTTATTTGTCATCTGGTGACCGCCCGGATTGAACTTAACAAGAACATCTGGGAAGGCATCACTAGCAGGTGACACATGTGCAACGATGCGGAATGCAGCCGCTGCGGTTTGTACAGTCGCATCCAATGCAGACGTAGAGTTACCTGTTGATGTATCACCAGTTGAGGTAGACTGTGCTGTTGCAAAGAATGTGTTTGTGCCAATAATTGTTTGCGCTCCAGCGGCATCAAGCTGTGCTTGAAATAATACGTTTGGATCGTCAACAACATAAGCTTTAATAGCATCACCATTAGATGTACCTGATGGATAATACTGAGCCTGTACGAGTTGGCCTGAAGAGTTTACATATTCACAACCTACGAAAACGCCTACTGCGCCTACGCCTGAAGTGCCTGAAATGCTGTTAGAGGTAAGGTCTGCACCTGTACCTGTAGCCAGCGCGATATACCCATCGGCCCCAATGATAACAGCTTGCCCATAGAATAGGTTTGTTGCTTCACCAGCAGGATCGATGAGAAACTGGGACGTTGCCCCAGCGTATGGTGTTCCGTCTGCGCGACGCACAGGACGTAATCCATAAGGAGCTGCTGTAATAGCCATAGCTCTGTTTCCTCACAATTTGAGTTTCAACCAAGCAAGCTCCCCCTAAAGGTCACTTACCAAACGAAGATCGCGTAGACCGCTCTGGATTTAGAACGGGCATACGAGGGTCTGAGTTACGCAAGTAAGAGTTGTCCACAGCCTTCATCTGACTTTGAGCCTGATCATTCTGTGCATCGCGTCTAGCTTGCATATTTTCGGTTGAGTTCTGACATAGCAATAACCCACCGACCTCAATATTGTCTGTAAATCGAGAATCGATATCAGACACAACTTGAAGGTTTGGATGATCTTCTGCACGAACAGGTGTCCAGCCCTCACGAAATTTAGAAGAAACATTCGTATTGTCAGTCTGTCCAAGAGTTGATGTGCGAACCCAACGGTATTCAATACCTTCTTTAGGTTCGGGGACAGGTAACATCGACGGTCTCTGCCATGACACCTTGCGTTTTGACTCTTCACGAGTCTCTGTAGTGCGTGAGTTTCGGTTCGACATTATTTCATTTCCTTCATTAATTGCGCCGCATATTGTTCATTTGACAGACCAAGTCGCTTGGCGAGAGCGACCTGCGTTGAGGTCAGTTGCACTTTGCGTGGTTTTTTACCGCTACGAGCGGCAGGGGCAACCACGTTGCCAGTCTGACGTTGGGGTGCTGATTCCTCAATAAT